ATGTCGGAGACGGGCGCGGCCTCATCTTTCGGTGGTGTGATCGCCAGCTTGCCGAGTTCTGCCGGGGCAGTCGTCGTGTACAGCTTGCAGAAGTCACCTAAGTCGCCGCCCGCCGTTAAGCCGAGGTCGATCACCGTCACAGCACGCCCGACGAGCTGCGCCGCAATATCGCGCGCCGCCTTACGTCCAGTCTCGTCACAGTCGAGTGCAACCCACACGTCGCCATCCCACGCGGTCAAGAGTTCCTGCACGAGTTCGTTGGGATACTTCTTTTCGCCGCTGGTGACACAGGCCGCTGGTAAGCCGTAGTGCTGCGCGACGATGGTTGATGCTTCACCGTTGCACAGCACCAGCGGCGCGGCGCTTTCGCGTGCCAGCGCGACGGCGCGTTTCAGCCCGTACCAGCACGCCTTATAGCCTTTCTCCGACTTGTAGGGCGCTTGTCCGGCCTCG